CCACTGAAGAGGCCGCCACCGCCGCCTCCACCAAATAGGCTGCCAATACTGCTGAAGAGGCCACCGCCTCCTCCACCACCACCACCAAAGATGCCGCCCATAATATCACTAAGCATGTTACCGCCATTTAGTGTATCTTTGAGTAGATCTTTTAGTGTGTCTTTCCACAAACCTGCAAATGTATCAAAACTTAGGTTGCCGTCTACAAGTCCATCTACTAGGCTGTCATTGAAACTTTTGTTGAAATCAGCAATATAGTCATTTGCCTTATCCATGTTAGTTTTTACGGCTTTTGCCATTTCACTGGTTTTGCCATCCATCACTGCCAATAGTCTGTCATAATCACTTATAACACTATCAACAGTTTGTGCAGTTGTGAGAGTTACGCCTTCATCAATTTCTTTGAATTCATCTATAATTGCATCTTTTAGATCTGGAACAATACTGTTCTTATACATAACATTTGAAAGTTTTTCCCACCAACCAATAACTTTGTTAATGGCGCCTTCAGTTAAGTCACTCACTGCTGTTTTAATATTATTAAATATCTCAACAATGGCCGTTCCCATGTTAGAGACAATTTCAGTGATCTTGTCCATGACCACACCCCAGCCACCCATTTCTTCAACAATGTAACTGATGCCAGCCCATGCGGCACCAATAGCCAGCAAGATGGCACTGAATGGATTGAGTAATTTAATTGCCACGCCCAAGGCTGTAATGCCTACAGCCAATGCTGTAATCAATGGATCTTTTTCATACAATGTAACTATTGCGCCTGCTGCCAAACCAAATAATTCAACTATACTGTTTAATACTGGTAGTAGAACAGTTGTGAATGCATCCGTCATTGTATTTAAAAATGGCATTGAAGCAGCAAGAGCATCATTAAACATCTGTAGGTATTCAGGTGCCTTTGCAGCCAAGTCTTGTAGGAATGTTGTCATAGGTCCCAAAAGTGGTGTAATTGCTTCCGTGAGTAATGCTGTGCCTGCGTCTTTAACACGCTGTAGTGCATCACCAAATTTCTCTGCTTGTTGTGCATCTTCCAGTGCAATAATATTCATACTACCGGCAACTTCAGCCAGGGCTTCCCCCAGTCCTACTCCGTCATTGGTTAATTGTTGTATTGCTTGGAAGATTTTGGGACCAACCATTTCACCCAGTAGTTTCTGAGCATCTGATAAGTTGATTGTTCCTTCTTGCATGGCTGTGCCAACCGCAGTAAACAAATCTGGTGTGCTTTTTAATTCTCCGTTGGCATCAAAAATACTGTCACCAAGTTTTGACATAATTTCTGCATAAGTTTTGTTGCCGTTGAGTCCTTGTTCCATGCGTGTTTGTAGGTTACGCATACTTCTGTCAAATTCACTAGTGCTGATACCAGCCTCTTCAGTAAACTTTTTAATAACCTGAAACTTGGCAAATTCTCTTTCTGTAGTAACGCCAACATTTCTAGCACTCTTTGCTAGTTCATCCATGTCAGTGATTATGCTACCAAATATTTTCATTGCTCCCAGTGCGGCTAGTGCGCCACCTGCAAGACCAAGGGCACCTTTAAACATTAAACTCCGTCTAGTAACTCTATCTAGATTTTTGTCTACATTTTGTAAGGTGCCCCGTGTTTTATCCGTTGCGGTTAATGTTATGTTATGATTTGCCATATCTATTTCCTTTGGGCTGCCTTAGCCTTATATTCATGATATTTTGCCCAGCCTTGCAATTCAATCATACTCATATTATTCATTATCCATTCTACTGACTGACCCATGTCCTCTGCTATTTTAAATAGAAACAGTGTATCTAGGTCTTGTGTTAGTTTCCCAATGCGTCCTTTGCTGCCTCTTTGGCTGCATTCATTTCACCAACAACATTGATGATAACTTCTGGGTCAACTTCACGCATCAGCACAACTTTATCAGCGGCTGTAAATAGTTTCTTACCTTCTGCATCTAGGCTTTTAGACACCAGTGTTTCAACCAATGCTTCCACTAGTTTGCCTTTGCCGTGTAATTCAATAATTTTTTGTTCTTGTGAGAATGTGCTGGCTGCTTTGAAATAGATATCAGTGTTCCATTCAGGTACATGAATCTTTTGTAATCCGCCACTCAGTACTTCTTGCATATGTGTTTTTGCATTTTGTAATACGCTACTCATTTAGGGTTTCCTTGTTCTTTGTAATGCTGGTTGGACTATGCCTTTGGGGGCTTGCCTTGAATATCCATCATCCAGCCGTTGTATATACTCTACATCATTTCTAATGACAATTTTACTTGTTCCAGTTCCCAACACTTTGCTCATCTCTGCTGTCTCTTTCCAGCCTTTTTGAGCGTTACCTGTGTCAATGGGAGTTCCACGGACTAAGTTAAGCATCAGTTGCTGTTGGTATTTATCCAAGCCATGGCTGATCTCTGACTCCAATTTTCTTGTTGTTTTTGATTTAAATGCCATGGCTTGTATAATTTTCCTTAGATAGTAATATCTGTTACTAGAGCGCCTGTACCAGTGAATGAAAGGCTAACAGTTTGGATATCACCAACTGATGCGCTGTTTTCAATACTAGTTACAACTGCACTACCAGTAAAACTCATTGCTACACCATCTTCTGGATAGAAGATTAATGCAACTGTTGAACCAACGGAAATTGCATTACCCGCTTGTGTTGCTGTTGAATCTGCAAAATAGGCTTCTGCACTGCCTTCCCAAGACTTCAGTCCTGGTTTATTTTCTTTCCACTCACTGCCCATAAATGAACATTCAAGTGTTTCTGCACTTTGTGATACGCTCCAAGACTGCAACATTGCAATGTTTGTCCCGTCTACTGAAAGCGCACCATCTTTTCCGCTATAACATGAATTTGGCATGGTTATAATTCCTTATATTTGATTAATAAGATAACAGTATTGAATACTGAATATCATTCTACAACTTGCAAAAGGGGCGCTTTCACCAGTTGTCACAGTCTCAACTCTTGTGAGGCTTATATCTTCAACTAACTTATCTAGACTTCTGTCTGACATCAGTGTGTTTTCAATTGCTTCCACAGCAATGTTACGCTGTGTATCTCTTTGTTTTCCACCAATAATCAGCACTACGGCTAACTCCAAATCACCTTGTCTCATGTTTCCACTGTTGCCCATTGGCATGGTAAGATCAACAATATCTTCATCAGATGTTTCTACATACACTGCTGGGAAGGCAGTTTTAGGAAGTTCATTGGGATCAATTGGATCTCTTTCAACTTTGCCTAATTTTACCGTTCTCTGCTGTTTAAGTAGTTCAGCGCACTTACTTACAATATCTTCTCTTCTGGCCATTATCTATACAACCTTGATTGATCAAATGGGTTAACATCTGTTTCAATGTTGATTGTCCCATCATCTTCTTCATCATATTCAATACCCAGTCCAAATTGTAGATCAAATTCTTCCTCAAAGCGTTCTTTGTAAAAAGTAAGTTGCTCACGGAAGGGATCACCTTCTGGTCTAAATGTTGATAACTTGGGAAGGATATATGCCGCCATTGCTTTATATACTGTAGCCTTAGTCCACTGCGTTTCCACCAGTAAGGTTTTATCAAACTGACTTCTGCTGTTAACTTTGTTCCACCATTTATATTGGATCATATTGGTTACATCTGTTTGGGCTTCAGTTAATTCATCAGTCCAATCATCTACGCCTTGATCAAATACTTCTGGTGCGTATCTTTGTAAGTCTGTGTTTGTAGCAAATGCCATTTTATTCTCCTAGATAAGTTGGATGGGGCGTTAGCCCCACCCTATTTTAGTTTATGCTGCGTCCTTAAGAAGGATACCACGTGTTGCGTCTAGTGTAGTTACACCAAATGCAATTGATGCTACAACATCATTACCAACTGCGGCTGCACGGCGTTCTACTTCTAGTTTAACACCACCTTGTGTTGCGCCACGCAGTGCTTCCATACCAAAGATGGCTGCTTTTGTGCCTGTAACACCAGTGTTTGTGTCATTTAGGTAAGCAGATGTGAATACTGGAACACCAGCAATAACACCTAATGCGCCTGTGCGCATTGCTGCATTTTGTAGGTCTGCTGATGCAAATGCTGCTGAACCAATTACTTCCATGAATTCTGCGTATGCGGCTGCACTTACAACGGCTGCCAATGCGCCAGTTTCACCAGCATTTCTGATGGCACCAATTGCTTTGTAGAATTCATTCAACAATGAAGCGTCTGTTACTTCTTGTTGTGTTAGGTTAGCCATCTCTGCTGAGATTGCAGTGTCAACTGATGCTGCAATTGCGTTACCCATGATGCGGCCCATGTCATTGACATCTACGCCACCCAAGTCACGCAATACTGTGCGTGCGCAAATCAAGTCTAGGTCAATTGTTTTCTTTGTGTCTGTTGGAAGAACACTATCAAAGTCAGCACCTGGTGTTGCTTCTGATGTGATTTTTGATGCTACAACTGAGCCCATAACAGCAACTTGTGCTGATGCTGAACCTGCTGGTACATCAACCATTGGTACTAGTGTACCTGGTAGGTATAGTGATTGTTCCTGTGCTGCAAATACTGTTGCTGCTTGTACTGGAACCATTAATGCGTCAAGATTTAATCCTGAGCCATATGCTGCGTTTGCCATTTTAAATAATCCTTATGGTTGTTTTTATAACTTGCCTTCTTTGCGCATCTTTGAATAGATTGCACGGTGTTCCGGCTTGTTCATATCAAGTTGTGCAAGATCAAACTCTTGTTGATCTGCTGTTTGTGTGTTGCCACCAGCGCCAGTGCCACTTGGGCCTGCCGCTTTAAAGTATTGATTGCTAGCCAAAAATTCATCAACTAGGTGATCAACAGTCATAGGGTCTGCGTTGTCTGTATATCTGGGATTGCCATCAGCATCAGTAACTAGTACCTTGCCATTGCCATCCAGTTTTACATTGCCACGCAATAACTTTGCTACATGTTCTGGGCTAAGTGCTTTAGCCTTGGAACTTGCATTGATGAGTGCACCATCAATTTTGATTGTTTCCAATTCAGTGCGCAA